TTTATCAGCCATGATAGATAAACTTGTTTTATCTAGCACGGCTCCTTTTTTTTCTTTAAAGTTATCTAAATCATAAGCAAAATTATTATTGTTGTCCTTTCTTACAACTAATCTTGCTTCATAATATTTGTAATCTATTATTTCACCTGATACATTTTTGATTGGATAAGCTAATGTAACATTATAATAATCAAAACCTTGTTTACCACGATTTGTTCCTTTATAATTTTGTTTAGATTTGCTGGTATCCATCTTTGCAATTTCTAATATTTCTCCATAATTTCCAGAAATTCTCTTTTTTAATCTTGTATTTTTTTGATTATTATATCCATCATTCAAATACTTTTTAATATCTTTGTTTTCTATACTAATTTCTGTACCACTTTTAGAGTTCACATATTTAATACCTAGCATTGATTTTAGATTTTGTTCTGCTTCTTGTTTAGATGGATGAGAACCATTAACATCATCAGAAACTACAACATCTTCACCACTCATTAATTTTCCCTTAGCATAATTTACATTTCCATTTAAATTATTGACTGATTGTTGCATTGTTGTATTTTTATATGCATTTCTCCATCTGACTTCTAAATCTTGTACAAAATTTCTGTATCTGCCTTCAGAAGTTAATCTATTTAATAATTTTTTTATAGCTTCATATATTTGTCTTATTAAACTTTTAGATTGTTCAGTATTTTGTGTTTCAAGTGTATTAATAAATTCTTGATTACCAAATAATTGACCGCAAACATCAGCAAAAACTTCCTCAGATGTAAGACTTTTTCCATATGTAGTCTCAATTTCTTTAACTGCCTTAGCAAAGCCTTCATTTCTACTAGCAAAATCATTTACCAATTGTATCATTTCTGGAGTTTTTATAGCATGAGAAATTTCATGAACCAACAAAAACTCTCCAGCTCTATCTGAATTTGGATTAATTCTAATTTCAACTTCATTGTTATCATTCGTAGTAATTTTTGCATTTACTGAATTACCATTATCATTCGTAATTGTGTTATCAAGTAATATATTATAGTTTTTATCTTCAATTACTTTAGAAATTGTATCTATTAATTGTTGAGTTTCTTGACTGTTATTTAATCTTGACTCTTTTGCACTCTGATAAAGATTGTTAATCTTTTGATTATTTGTTTCATTATAATTAAATAAATTTTCATTATTTGTTTGAACAAGATTATTTATACTTGAAATACTAGACTTTTGATAATTTTCTTCATTTTGATTTAGTTGATTATTTAATGAAGAATTTTGATTATTATTTATATTATTTTTATTATTATTTGTGTTAGCTAAATTTTCTTCCTCATCTACAGTTAATCCATTAATCAAACTTCTTCCAGTTTTTATATTTTGGTAAGTAGTAGGATTAGCACCAACAGTTACCGCAGATACTAAAGTTCCCATTATAAAATCTTGTAACTTATCTTCATTAGAATATATTTCATTTAATTCTTTATCACTCATATAGGTTAATTGTTTACCTAATGCACTACCAATACCAGAAATAACTTCTTCAGCACCTTCACCTAAGATGTTAATTCCAGCTTGAGTAATGTATTTTAATGCTTTATTTTTAATTTTGTTAGTAGTTTTATTTAAGATTGTCTCTGTAGTTTTACCTGTACCAGGTAGCTTAATTCCACCAAAAATATACTCAGACCCAATTTCGGCGCCAGCACTTATACCAGCAGAAAGCCACGCTTGTGCGTTTGTTGCACCTTCTGCATAAGCTTCCGGCAATTCACTACCAACACTAGTAACACCAGAAGTAACTTGCCACGGAATACCAACAGATTGTCCTGCTAGCATTCCAGCATAGTATCCTACCCCTTGTGCTACATCTCTTGTTGTATCACCAACAACGCTATTTGATTTTGTGGCATCACTTGCTTTTTGTAATAATCCTGAAGGTGTATAATTTTTTAGTCTTTCATTAACTACTTCATCTTTTCCAGCAAGTCTATTTTTTAGTTTATCAGCATAATTATCATATCCTAGAATATCAGCACCGGTAGCAATTCCACCTACTATAGTTTTAGCTACTGCATCACCTATATTTGAAACTCCCTTCAAAAGATTTGCACCAACATTTGTTGCTGTATTTAATGTTGTTCGTGTAATATCACCAAAATCATAACCATCATCAAATAGATTTGAACCTTTTACAACATTTTTATACCATGTTTTATTTTCACTTTTAGAATTAGTTGATGATTTTGCCAATTTTAATCCACCTACAACATTATATTTTTGTTCAATGTCTTTTTTCTCTTTTTCATCATTTTCTTTTTTTATTTCAGCAAGTTTAATTGGCATTTTGCCACCTCCATTATTTATCTATCGTATCTTCTATTTGTAAAATTTCCTACATTAGAATTTCTTGTAGCATTAGTATCATACCTTCGATTTGTATAATTTCCATATTTTGAATTAGTCGTTGTGTTACCAAATGCACGACCCCCACTATTGCCACCACCATTACCTGCACTAGATGACATTGTTTTGCTTGATTTCTTATAAGATGTTATATCTATATATTCATTAGCATATCCATCCCAAGCATAGTATTTATTGCCAATTTTCCATACATTTTGGTCATCTATACTTACATTACCAGAATTTAATGAACCTTTTTCACCAATAAATTGGGCAACTGTTTGTCCTGATTTTTTTAATTTTTGTCCATTAATGTTATCTGGTTGATATCCATTATCAAAAACGCCATTTGCAGTATCAGGGTTTACTGTTTTAGTAAATGGATTAGCATATTTGCTTTGAGTTTCTGAAGATTTATTTTCAGAATTGTCACTACTTCCATCGCCAAAACCACTGCCACCAGAACCACCTAAATAAGTTTGGTATTTATTTAGTGCATATTCTTTTTCCCAATTTGCTTGACTTTGTTTAGCTTGCTCTCTTTGGAATGCTAAATTTTCATTATATTGTCTTATAGCTTCTTGTTTTGCTAACTCAGCTTGTTCATTTTCATATTCTTGTTGTTTCATAGCCAAATAATTATTGTAAACAGTATTGTATTGATTTAAAGCTTTATCATCTATTTCAGATTGTAAATTAGCTAAATTTTTACCATAATCAGTTAATAAATTTATTCTACTAGTATCATATGAAGTATTGGTATCATTTTTTTGTATTTCCAAATTATTTAAATTACTAATTTTGTTTTTTAACACTTCAGTTAGATTAGTTCCATAATTATTATTGATTGAATTAACTTGACTACCAACAATCCCTTGCGTTCCTAAGCCAGCTCTATTCATTGAGCTTTGATTATCCCTTAAAGCTAACATCTTATTAATATATAATTGTTTCGCAGCATCTTCAGCACTTTGATTTATTGTGCTTTTATTAGCATTTAGTTTATATATTGCATTGTCTTGTTGTTGTTGTAATTGACTTAATGAATTATCTTTTGCTTTTATTAATTCATCAATTAAATATTGATTATTCTTTTTAATTGTTTCTGAATATTTTTTAGCATTTTCTTCTGCTTCTTTTATCCATTGTGCAGTTGTCGCCATATTTCTCACTCTCCCTTATATTTTCCTGCAAAAACGTATTCCAAAGATAGTCTTTCAAAACTAGACCTTTTATTTGTTTTGCTTTCCATGATAAATTTTACAAACATAAATTTTTTAATTCTTTCTTTTTCTCTAATTGTTTTTGGAAATGTATCTGACAAATTGGAATATTCTTTGTTAATTATTTCACTTGTACCATCATCTAGTTCATAACTTAAAGTAATATCACTCTCTTGTTTTGGATTTAATACTAAAGTAACTGTTTTAATAGTCTTAGCATAGTCATTAGTATCAAAATCTAAAAATGGTGTTTCCCAATAACATTCAACATTATTTTGATTACCATCTTTATAAGTTGTACCAAAAGTGCATATTTTTCCATCATTTGTACCAAAATACAATTTATTATTCCAACTAAAAAATACCCTTGCAGGTATATTTTCCCAATACCACCATTCATATTGGTATTGTTCTGTTTTAGCATGTTTTGGATAACTTAAATATCTGCTATCAGCTATGTACACATGATTATTTATTCCTAAATAGTACTTACCATCGACAACAATTGATATTGCATTATCTAAATTACTCTCTTTTAAAAGTTTACCATTTACATAATACGACCTTTGCATTGCAAATTTTTCTCCATTATTTCCAATAACAGCATATACACCTTGTGGGGTAAGCATTAATGGGTCATTAAGTAAATTATTTACAGTTTCACCACTAATACAACCAATGTTTTTTACTCCATCTTGAAGTGGGAAAACTTCATCACTATTTAGTAGATTGTAATTTCTATAATAAATTGTGCAATCTGTATCACTTTGCTTTTTTAATATTGCAAGTGTTCCATCATTCAATCTAGCATATCCAACAATAGGTTCAGTACCAACTCTTGCAAGATTATTATCAGGCCAGTATAAAGGTTCTTCATCCTTACACCAAAAATCATAATTAGGAAAATCCTTATTACCGGTAACAAAAATTCTGTTACCATTTCCTTCATAACCATACAATTCTGCAATAGTGCATTGATTGATTTTCTTGGCATTATCGCTAATTACTTTTTTATATGTTATCTCTACATTATCTCTGCCTAAGACTGGTGGCTCTCCAGGAGTAAAATAAACCTCTCCTTTTGTTAAATCAAATGTATAGTCAGTAACTTTTTCCCAATCGCCTTCTGAGTTTAGCTTTCTAACTAGTGTTATTTCATCTATATTTTGCTCATCCAATTTAAAAGTGGTTTGATTTATGTATATAGGATTTCCTTCATCATCAAGACCAGTTTCGATTTTAGCTGATATGAACGTATTTTTAACATATGGACTAAATAAATTTTTATCTTCGTACTTGGTTCCACCACCAGCATTATCTCTCGCCATAGACGTTGTAGGGATATATCCGCACTCATCAGCAAATTTTGCTTCATAATTAGTTCCATCGAATTTTGAAAACACAACTACTCTTGTTCCATCGAAAATAACTAAATAACCATGTAAATAAACGCCTTTAGATTTACTATCACTCATTCCAGTCAACACTAATGTAGAGGTTTTAAAATCACTTGTACATTGATATAAAGACTTACCAGAATGAACTAAAAACAAATCTCCTTTATCAGTATCTATATTCCACACACCATTGATTTTTGTGCCTATCGTGGCTAATATATCATATCCATATCTTTTTTCGTTGTATCCATCGTTATTAATGAAATTTTTTGCATTTGAACTTCTTCTTATATCTACATCTATTTGTGATGTTGTAAAATCTACACCTTTAAATTCTTTAATAGTGTAGTATTCTTTTGTTTTTTGCGAAGGTATACTATACATATTATCCCTCCATACTATAAATTCGTTCTATCGTTGGAGTTGGAAATCCATACTTATTATTAGCATAATTATCTACTAAAGTCATAAACTCATTCATATACATAGTTGATAACGTTAAATCATCATCTTTGTATAATTCACCTGCAATATATAATGGTATTAAATTTGCATATTCTGATGCAATCTCTATAACAAAATCAGTATCAGTATCCGAATTAATAATAGTTGGTTTTACTTCGTATGAAACAAGTATTCTTCCATCTTGCCAATTATCAATTATTATCGTATTTTTATTTAATATTTTCCAACTAACAGGCATTTTAGAATAAATACCTTTAATCATTCTAAAATCTTCTATTTTCTTAGATAAATCATAATAAATGGTATTCTCTTTTTCTAGTTCAAAAGTACTTTCATTTGACCCAAGCTTCGACACAATAAAATTTATTGCTTCGTTACAAGCTTGTGGCATTGCATAAAGATATGTTTTGTATTTCTTTTCATTCATATAATCTGATAATTTATTTACAGATAAGTTTTCATTATTTAAAAACATTTTCTTTAAACTTTCGATTTGTATTTCTCCCCATGTCATATTTTCACTCTCCTTCGGTCAAGTTTGTGAGAGTTGCACTCACCATACTCTTAACTTGATAACAGGATTAAATTAATCCTGCATTTTTTAATTGTTCATATACTGCTAATTCAACTTCAGTTTCAACACCACGTTCAATAGTAGCGTACATTTCGTTAACACCTACAGTAACAAATTTGTCTTGTGGGTTAATTTCACTTACTGGGATACAAATTTTGTATTTTTTGTTCTTTTCAGCTTCTATTCTTTCAGCTTCTTGTTTTGCTAATATAGCTTTCACTTCTGCTTCAGTATAAGTTTTTTCTTTACTAGTGTTCTTTTCAGTTTTTTCTTTTTGTTCACCAACAATAGGTTTATTATTTTTAATTTCTTTTACTTCATCTTTTTTAGCCATAATTTTTTCCTCCATTTCCTAAAAAAGTTAAGGGGCATAAAGCCCCTCTGTTAAGCTTTTACGCCAGTTTCAACTCTTACTAATGCAAGTGGTTGAGTGATAACTGCAGTAAATGCAGATTTCCATCCAGCTGTTGCTCTTTGATTTAATGGGTCGCTTGTTCCAGCACTACCGTTTGGTTTAACAATAATTTCTGGTTTACCAGCACCATTTTCAAGATTTACACAACTGTATGCACCTTTTACATACGCATAAGCTTGATGAACTGAAATTTTAGATTGTGCAGTATCAGAACTATCAACAACATTTAAATTAGTTGTTTCATAGAACTTCATACCGTGCATTTTTCCAAGTTCACCTTTTACCATTTGTTCTGGTCTAGCATATTTTGATACATCAACCCAAGCACTATCACTCATTAAGTCGTAAGCAATATCTGGGTCTACAATCATATGGTAGAAACCATCTGAAAATCTTTTAGCATTTGCATTTTTAAGCTTTCTAACAAGCTTTTTGATATCATCACCAGTTAGATTCTTAGTTGTTGCACTTTCTAGCCCTGCTCTAGTTGTAGCTCCGCCAGCAAAATATACATTTGTACCTTTAGAAATTGCTGTTTGTATTCTTGTATCTACGACTAGCCCTGCTTCTTCACCAAGAAGTTCGCTTGTTTCAGTTAAAACTGGGTCAATTCCTGTCATTTGAATTAAGTCAGTAATTTGAACAAAGTCACCTTCTTGTGCAATTTTAGCAGTAATTGTTGAAACTGTTAAGTTGTTTCCATCAGGTGTTACACCTTCTGTTAAACTTGAGCTTGGTGCAGTTAAAGAGTCAAATTTTCTAAAATTCATTGTTGTTCCAGAATTTTTAGGTAATTTTTTCTTTTCAGCATCGTTATAGAACATTAAAGATGGTAATAATCTTTGTAATAATGTTCTTTCATAAAATGTTTTATCTTCTGCAGATAATTGATTGTGATTAGTCACATTTGTGATTGTTTGACTTTTTGTAGCCATAATTTTTCCTTCTTTCTTCCAGGTCTTTAATTATTTTTACAATTCACCATCTTTTGCCTTTTGAATCATTGTTTCAAATTCTTCATCAGACATATTTGAATAGTCAACTGTATTATCACTATCACCTTTCAAACTGCCTGGAGTTGCTTGCGCATTGGCAATAGTTTGTTTTGCAACTTCAATTGCAGAATTTCTAAAAGCATTCTTGAAATTGTTAAATCCTTCGTAAAGTTCTGTTAAAGAATTGTTTTTACCTCTTATATAGTCATTAAAAAAAGAGTCATCTAATAACTCTTTTAAATCTACATTAGGGTATTTTTCAACAAATTCATCAACTTCTTTTTTAGTCTTTTCCTCAAGATTTTTCTTTTCTTGAATAGCCTTATTTTCTTCTTTTCTTTTGTTCAGCAAAGCATCTGGCAAGTCATTTATTGGGTCTTTACCATCTTGCTCTAATTGATACATAGTTTCATACATTTCAGCATCAGCTAAATCTGTAATCGGCCTATTAGTATAAGGATTTATTTTGCCCTTATACACCGCTAATTTGCCTTCTTCATAAGCTTTAGCTTTGGCTTCTTCTATTTTTTTATTAGCATCTTCCTCAGCTTTCCTTCTTATTTGTGCATAATTAGCATTTTCTTCATCAGATTGTACTTTCTTTTCAGTTTCTGTTTCATCACTCTTATCAGCTTCTTCAACAGTCACTTCTTGTTCAGTAAATTCTTCTGAAATTTCTTCTTGTGTATTCTCATCCACAATAGTTGTTTCTTCGGCAACTTCCTCAACTGGTTCAGCGACATCCAGTATTTTTTCGCTATTTTCCATATTTCCTCCTTGGATTTTTACGCTATTCCCTGCGAATTTTATTTAACTTCTTTAATGTCTAGTTATAAAGACAAATTAAAAGACACATAAGTGCCTATAATCCAATATTTTGTTGATTTACCATGGCATTTTGCATTTGAGCTAGCATCATTTGTTGTTGCATAGCTTCTTCTTTTTCTTTTTGTCTTATTTTCTTCAATTTTTCTTTGAATGTCATTATCGTTTCAGGATATAACTCTATATAAGCATCTTGACTTATAGTGCCATCTGCTTTTAAAGAATCTAATAAAGAGATTGCTAAGCTTTCACTCCACACCCCACCTGCTCCAACTTCTACAGATACATTAAAATCAAAATTTTCATATTCTGAACCGTTCATTTGAAATGCATATACATTATTATCTTGTTCAAAACCAAATAGTCTACCATCTGAATAATAATACTTGAAGAATTGTTCATATATTTTGGCTTTTTGTGAATAACACCTATAAAATTTCTTTTGATACATTTCAATAGGCTTTTTAGCTTGGTTTTGTAAAGCAATAATAGCACTAGCTGCCATATTTGCTCCTAAAACTTCACCAGTTACAACTTCGGTTGAACCTGACACAGTTCTGGTTATATCTAAAATCGTATTCGTTAAAGTCAATGCTTGAGCATTAAATGATGGAGTTTCAAGATATTTAACACCACATCAAGGAGTTTTGGATAAATCTGTCAATATTTGCCCTGGTTCATTTGTAATACTTTGATTTGCTAGTGCTCCAATTTTTTGAATAATTTTTGGCCATGAGGTGTCTTGAACTGATAATAACATCATCGCTACATTAAAGTTTAATGCTTTGTTGTTTTGTATTGTTTGTTCAATTTCTCCAATACCATATATACATCTTTTTCTTTCTTTATGAGTTATAACTGATATTGGATATAATTGTTTTCTTGTGTAAGTATAATTAGTGTGATTGTCTGGTTCATTTATCTCTTGTTCATCTTCAAAAGTAACTTTTTCTTTTTCGGGTTGCCATAAAGTAGGTTTTTGAAGATAATATTCTTTGGTAGATTTTTCCCAAACAACTTTGCCATTTTGTCTTGAATATTTAGTTAACACTGTAACTTGTTCAAGTCCTTGTTCACTTTCCGGCAATTCATTATCTGGTTTAATGTTTTCATAACCTTTTACACCATTTTTCTTTGCTAATTCTTTAACACTACCTAAAGGTTCGCTAGAAACGATAATAATATATTTTTGCTTTTGAATATCTTTTTCAGTAGGATTACTAACAATAACATTTCTTGGATGAATAACTTCAGCTCTCATCGCACCAACGTATGAAGCGTATAATCCACCAGATATAGTCACATCCCAATAATAATGATAAAATGCAGTTCCTAACTGTGTTGTATATCCTATTGCTATGTCATCTAAATCTTCTTCTTTCACTTCTTTGACTAAATTTTCGGCAAATCTGGTAAATATTTCAGCTCCCTGTTCTGCTTTTTCTAATTGATATCCATATAACTCAGCTGGTTTATAAATCATTTTGACATTTCCACTCAAAATGCCTGCTTTCTTGTTATCAGCTATCATTGCAGATATATTAAAAATAGGTCTCGGAAGTGATTTGGTTCTATTAGTAGGCGCTGGCCATTGATTACCTTCATAAAAGTTTTCACAATCTTCCCATATTTTTATTAAACCTTTACTAGTCAGATAATTTAACCCATTTGTATATTGCTCCCATATTTTTGTAGGTTTCTTTTCGCTTTCATTCATGATTACTCACCTTCCTCTTTTCTTGAAGTGTATCCAAACATCCACTCATCTTTAATATCCTGTGTAAGATTTTGAACTGTTATAGGCTTATCTTCTTCTTTATTATTAATTTTTGTTTCAGCACTAATTTTATCCAACATATCTTGCATATATTTTTTCACAAAAAAAGGAACTGTGATACCAATTCCAAAGCCTGCAACAAAAACTATCAATAATACTATTCCATATAATATTTCCATATTTTTCACCATCCTATGATATCATCCGTTTCTACATAATCACTCTGTAGTGCAAACGGCAATTCTATTTTTTCTTCTTTAACAACTTGTTTAATAATAAAATCTTGTTGTTCTCTTATATAATAGGTAATTGCTAATCCCATTATTAAGTCATCATGTTCTCCAGGAGAAGCTTCTGCTCTTCCTTTTTCATTTCTTATAAATACTAAAGCTTCATTTAAAGTATCTATGTCATTTATACATTCTATATTATCTCTGAATATTTCTTTTAATCCAGCTAATATAATAGGCCTTGTCGCTTTAGAAGTGACAAAACCAAATTTGTCTTGAATGATTTCTGCTATGTTATCTTCAACTTCTCTTATGAATAGCTTAGGATAATTATATTCTTTTAATTTTTTTGTTGGGTAAGTGCTATAATTGTTTTCTAAGCCTATCAGCGCAGTATTATAATACATACCTAAACAATATATTTGTCTAGCATATTCATCTTCATCTATTTTATTATGTCTTAACTTAGCCACCTGCCTACTATTGCTATTATCAATTACATGACCAGTAAAGTAATCACTACCCTCACCAGCAGTATCACCACCCAAAACATAAGGATGCCCATCTAAAGCATCCTCAAATATATCAATATATCCTTTTTCATCTTCTATAAATTCAATGTCTGATATTTCGTTATTTGATAATGTATAACTGAAATACCCTTTTTTTAGTGGTTTTATATTTCTTATTTTATTTATTCTACCCATAATTATTTCTTTGTTGAAATAACAAGAACCTGTACTTATAAAAGCTTCTTCTGGACAGATTGGATATTCTTGTTTGAACAATTCTATGTCATTGCCACAGTTGTTTCTTATACACCATCTACGCCATGCAATTTGTTCTAGTGATAAGTTATAATCTATTCGCAATTGTTTTTCTTCTGAAGTTAGTTCAAAACCAGTATACGGCATTTTATATTCTTCTAACTCATTCCATCCAACAAATAATGGTACAAAATCATTATTACCACTCACTGCATCATCCCATATTTCTTTAAATTCATCAAAACCATTTGCAGTAGACTCTATAAATACTGCTGTATCTGGCAAATAAGGAACTGTTTGAAGTAAACCAACTAATGTAGCATTCTTATCCCCTGGCCAAAATGCAAATTCTGATGCATGAAGGTTGTTGTAAGTATAAGAACGCCCTACACCCTTTGATCCAGCTGTCATACACCTTATTTTGCTTTTTAATCCTGTGCCTCTTTCGTTGTCAAATATAAGTTCCTGAGCATTCGAAGCTTTTTTTGATGGTTTCATTTCTTGTGGTAAACATTCATACATTAATTTACTCATATTAAATAAGTTCTTCGTTGCATCTTCTTGGTGTGTGATAATACCAGTATTTACATTGAATTTTGTTGTAGTTTCTTTAAAAAGAATTGCTCCAACTATTGTACTAAATCCCATTTGTCTAGCTTTTAATATAACTATTCTTACTGGTTTTCCAGCAATTTTCAATTCTTTGATTATGTTGTATAATTTTTGTTGTGGTTTATTTAATACTAAATTTACTAAATTACCATTTTTATTTCTAATTTTGAGATATTTTTCAATATATTGCTTAGTATTAATACTCATTTTTATCACTTACTGCCTTGAGTGCTTCTTCATAAGATATTTCAACATTACCGGTAAGTATTGTTTTATAATCACCACTCATTTTATTAAGAGTGTCTAGTGCCTTTAATTTCGTATCAATTTTGGTAGGACACTTTATTGTTTTAATCGTATCATTTTCTACATTAGTCATCAATGAAATTTCTTCTAAAATTTCGCCTTTTACTATTTTAGTTAAATAGACCATTCTTTCTTTTGCGGTCATGATGTTCTTATCTTGAAGTTTTTCTAATAACTCATTATACCTTGTCTGAACCTTATCTGTGTTAAACAATATACATGCTTTACTGTCTATTGCTTCATCTTTGTATTTTGCTTTGTAAGCATTCTTATATGCTTCTCTCTGACTCATACCTTTGATAAGATTTTGAACAAACAATTCTTGTTTAGCATTTAACAAGTTATCACTCCCTTTCTTTAAACTCAATACATTCCCAAATTTCTTCTTTATGAGCTGCCAAAACTGATGTAATAATTGCAAATAAAAGCATAACTATTACAAATACTGTAGCTAATATATCTTTCATACTCTTATGTTCCCATAATTAAAATAAATTTTCCATAAGCTTTAGCAATTTCATATTCTATTTTGCATCCTCTTGCTTTTTCCCAACCAGGAACAAAAACTACTACATCTGCTTCAGCCAATTTCTCAATTGATTTTGCTAAATAATAAATGGGATTATCAAATTCAATATTAAATAGAGTATTTAATACTTCCCATTCGGGATTAATAACTTTAATTACTTCTTCTCTTTCAGCTTTAATTTCTTCATCAGTTAAACCATTCATTGGTTGACTTATCATTACTTTCATATTATATCTTTCCTTTCAACTGTCCGCTATAATCGAACTTTTTTAAATACTGTACTAATGATATAAACTAGTATTACCTTTAATGTCGGCTACAGAATAATTTCATAGTCTAGGTATATATCATCAGTACACTACCTAAAAAAGGTAGAGCACTATTTTGTACTCTCTTAAATCTCAACGAAAAAATTTAAGTTCTGTACATTTCGTAGACTGCTTCGTTCGTTGTTCTAGGGTATTAGCAGTTTTCCCCACCTATAAAATAAGACTTTATTGACTCTCATAATTAAATAATTTTAATAAAATCTTTACAAACACAGGGTTTTATGTGTTTTCCTCGGCACGCACTGGTGCTTTGTTAAGTGCTATAAATATAATTAATCAACCACCTTTAAGATGACCACACTGTAAAGCCAGCATGGAGGGTTTTAACCTCACTCATAATATTTATAAGCACCATAGAATAGATATGCTTACTAGCACTAGGTTTCCCTTTCCCGTCTTCCTTGAAAGAGTAATTATGGGTTATACATATCTACTCTATGCTACTTATAAAAATGGTTACGGAAGAGGGATTTGCACCCCCGATTTTTGCCTTATGAGGGCAACGAGATAACTGCTTCTCTATTCCGCAATGGTAGGCGAAGTAAGACTTGAACTTACACTAGCTCGGATATAAGCCGAGTGCTTTAACCAATTAAACTATTCGCCTAAAAAAACGATTAGATTATTTTCTAATCGTGTGAGGTAATAAATGAAATATATAATTATTCCATTTTACATATTATAACACACCTAAACCGAACAAAACGAACAAACTTTGTTTTTATTCATTGTCTTTTAAAAATCTGTCGTGTTCCATTCTCACAGAGTCTTCTGTAGCTCCATAGATTAATGTAGAAATTTTTGCCCACGTGTATCGGTAAATATATCTGTATTCAAATATTTGTCTAAGTCTTGTCGTAGGTAACGTATCAAGATATTCTTCTACATCATTTTGAACTTTAAGTAATTTTATTAATCGATTTCTTAAAATATCTACATATCTATTTACTTCTTCATTTACTATTGGATTTTGTGCTATAACTTTCATAGGTAGTGTACTGAAAGGAAAATCCTTTGCCGAACCCTTTACAAACGCCACTTCGGTACCTTTGTTTTTATATTCTTTTATTTCGCTCGTGAGTTTTCTTACTTCTGATTGAATATCTAATAATTCATTTAATTTTTCTTTCATTGATTTAGTTATCATTTTATTCCTCCTTTAACTTATTTAAATAATCTTGGTCTGTCATAATTACTTTTGCATTAACTTCTAGCAATACGTGACTTTCTTCTGTTATTCCAAAAGTATTAGTTTTCCACATATATTGTTCTTCGAATATTTTCTCAATTTCTTCTTTGTTATCACCAATTTTAACAAATCTACGAAAATTGCCTAGCCAATATTCTGCAATTAAATAAAATGGCTTATCACAATTAATTTGCATTTTCATAAATATTTCCTATTACTTCCAGACTGGCTAATTCATCTAAATCATAACAAACATCATAAATCCTTCCGATAAACTTACCATAGCTATATGACACAACCCAATCTACGATTTCGTTTGAATATTCTCTTAATATATCGCCTTCATAAATCTCTACACCATTTTTGTCTTTTAAACCTGTATATTGCCCTATTGTTTCAATATCAACTTCTATAAATTTTGTTGGATATTCTTCGCTATGATTTTCTACATTATCTTCATAGATAAGAGCGTATTTTTCTATCCATTCCCTTGGTGGCATATATTCATTTTCATATTTAGCCATAAGTCGTTCTCTTAAAAATATTTCTCCAAATACCCACTTGTTATTATCTACTCTTCTTCCTCTAAATTTTATTTCTCTATTCATTTTTTTGCCTCCTAAAAATTATCATAATCATTCCAAGAACCATATTCATTTTCATACATTTCTTTTGTTTTCTGGTCCGTTCCACATTTTTCACATATTAGTGTTCCACTGCTAAATTCTTCAACTCTTAATCTTCCACACCTACAGCATTCTTTATCTATGTAACCTTTTAATTTTCCTTTAATATCTTCATAACTTTTTAAGTAGCTCTCCAATGTGATTTTATTTTTTCTATTCATTTTTACCTCACATCAACATTTATAAACACTGTGTTTAGCTCTTGCTCTAATCCAAAATCTAATACATCAGCATTTAAAAATTCTTTATTTATAATTCTTTTTATGTAGTCTACTGTATGCATAGAATAAGCTTCTATTCCAAACTCAAACCAATTTTCTAGCATTTCACCGTAATATATTCTAATTATATCAGTATTTAATTTTTTATTCTCACTACTACAATTTGGTGTAATATATCTAAAATTATATTTTCCTAATAAATCAATCAATTTCATTGTCTACTCCTACCAATCTATCATTTTTATCATATACAGTTTTTCCCAAAAACTCATATACCCAATTTGCACCAGAATTATCATCATAAAATAAGTTTCGCATACTTCTTGGTAGTTTTCTTTCATTATTAAATTCTCTGTTTCTGAATACATCTTCTGGTGTTTTATCACACTTGAATACTCGACAAATATCAGGTCTTACTTCATAGATTTTGCATTTTTTGTTTGCATTATCTCTAAATGGGCAAGTATTATCATAAGCTACTAGAATATTTCTGGGTGTAGCTTCAATTTTATTTTGTTTAATATATTTGGCTATTCTTTTTATTTCTTTTCTGGATAGATGCAAAATATCTCCACAGCACTCTCCACATCCAGAACATTTTCCATTGCAAGTATAATTTGTTGTTTTCACAATTTTATTAATATCAGTCATTTTGTCACCTTTTCTTTCAATTCAGACAAATTTATCATTTTTTGTCTGAGTTATTTCTATGTATTTTAATAATATTTCTTTATATATAGCTAATTTCAGTTTAGAATTATCATAATCAGGTGAATAAATTGATACGCCAGCACTGTTAATTGCATCTATATGAGCAGTATATCGATTTATCTCTTTTTGAAGATAATTAATAAATTCTTTTTGTTGATTTTCTAACTTGGTCATTTTCACTTCTAAAACATTTTCTTGTGTGTAATCTCTTCTTGATAGTTTCAATTCTTCCAATTGTAAAGCACTAATTAATAGTTGCTCTTGTAAGTTTTCTTTTTCTTCAATTAAATCATTGTATTGTTGTTCTGCTACTTCAAGTTGTTTCTTTAACTTTTGATGTTCTTCTTCATCAAAACAATGTGTAGTACCAGATAATTGAGATTTTAGCTCTTGATTTTCCTTTTTTAATTCTGCATTATCTAATTCTAATGTATTTATATATTCTTCTCTGGTCATTTTTTAATCTCCTCCACACTCAATATTTTTAATACATAATACATCTTGTTAGGTTCTGCTCCCCATTCTGGCTTACCATAACCTGTAGTTATATCAACTTTACACATTATTTTTGGTGCATTCTTTTGATATCCATTTTTAAATATAACTCTACCTTTTCCTAAACGAATTACTAAATTATCATCACATATAGAACCAAATTCATTTTTAAACCTAGTAAACCAATATTCTTTAATTTCTCTATATTCTTCTTTCTTTTCGCCTGACTTTATCATGTCAAACCATTTTTTCTTAATTGGTAGTGTTAGCATTTATTCCACCTTAATTCTTCTATTTGTTTATTTATTGCTTTGTCTAAATAGGTATGTGCTGTCATTTATTCTCCTTTAATTTATTAATTTCATCTATTAATTTTCTTTGATTTTTTATTAATGAATTAATAGTTTTCTTTTCAAAATCATATTCATTACAAGTTAATGTTTCGATTTGCTCATATTCTATCTTCTTTGGCTCTTCGATTATTTCTACTTCATCATTTAATCTTTCCATACCAAGAACATTATTTAAAAAAGTTGTAGTATTTCCGCCATAGTGGTAACCTTTATTGCCTTTACATAATGTTAAATCAAAAACTCCATCTCGTATCTTTTCTGGTACTTCTTCATGATTTGCAATTTTATTCAATAAATCAATTATTTTTATTTTCATTTTATTTTCCTCTTCTTTCTCTTTATATTTCTTTTCTATAAATGGAATAGTATTGTCAAGTTCGCATTGTGGGCAAATTACAAAAGGTGAAGGATAAAATTCAGTTTCATCATATATTTTATCTTTATTAACATATGTATATTTACAACCACAATATCTACACTTCATAATGTAAATAATTTCTGGTGGAATATATCCTTTTTCAATTATTTTCATCTTTATCCTCTATTCTTTCTATTTTTGAATTTTTCTATTATTTTTTTTAAAATTTGTTCTATTAATCCAATAAAAATCATTATTATAGCTATAATAGATAGTATTATTAAAAAGATATCCGCAAAGTCAATCGCAATTAACATCATTATCACTCCTTTCAATACTTTGTAATATTTTCACAAATAATTTACATATTTTGATTTCTTGCTCGCCTAATATGCCAACATCAGCTAAATCCGTTCGAATTTCTATATAATTTTTCATAAATTCAATATCTTCTTTTGTTAAATTCATTTCTATTATTCCTTTCTAATCACATAAGTCCCAATCGACTTTTTTTCTTAATTGGCACCCGCAAAATGGGCAAAAATTAATTTCTATATCTGCTATGTCAAAAATAATAGCTTTTCCTTTTGCATCATAATCATGAAGTCTTACTTTTATAACATCATTTTTAATTGGCAATATTATAGATGGCGAAAATCCTGTTGATGCAACTAAAGTTCCAGAACAGTGCAAACATCTTTTATTTTCATTAAACACTTTCTTCATTACCATCTTTTCCTTCAAGTATGTTTTCTAATTCTAATAAGTCATCTATTACAGTATCATCATTGCCTTCATTGAAAATATTATCTATTTTATTTAAAGCCTTTTTTATTATTTCTTTTCTAGGCTTATCATATTTTACATATCTTCTTTTTACATCACCTAAATTACGCACAAATAATTTTTTCAGATAATCTATATCACTAATATTTGTATTTTTATAAAATTCAATTAGTTCTTCTAAATGTTGCTCTACATCTTTATTCATTTATATCACTCCAATCATTAATACCACAATCTTTCACTTGGTCTTGAATAGATAATTCTTTTTTTAGCAATTTACAATATTCTATACCGTTTTTACAACGCCAGAATATGCAGGGTTTAGCGCAATAACCAAATTTTGTAACTTTAAAATTATGATGGCAATAAGAACTATTCTTAGGAATGAATACACTCGCCAATTTTTCTTTTATTTTATTCATTAGCATCACTTCCTTTTTTCCATTTCTTTTCTTCTTTGAAGTATATAATTAATGACTTCCTCATATTTTCCACTAATCAATGCTTGTTCTATGTATTCACACACAAAACTTGGTATATTTAAATAATCTTCCATTAAACCAGCAAATTCTATAGCCTTTTCTTTATTCATTTCTATCACTTCCTTCTAGTTCTTGCATTTTATCCAATAAATCATCAACTTCAAACCATAATCCACCTTTTAAATCTGCTCGTTTCTTAAACCCACTTTGACTTTTCGCTATTTCTTTTAATTCATTCCAATTATCTTTTAGTTGTTTATTTTCTTGTTGTAATTGCCTTATTTGGTTTATATCGTACCAAGTTTCTCTAAATAATTCTGTTTCTGTTTTATCTGACATATATGATTTTTTTCTACATCCTGTTATTTGACAAACACCGCTTTTATTGTGCTCGCAACTATATCCACAAATTTTACTCATTCCGATACCTCTTTTAATATATCTAATAATTTAGTTATGTTTAATTCTGCTACTTTACATTTACAAGTTATATCAGTATAACAACCATCATCATGTTTATTAATGCATTCTATTGCTTTATCAATAACTTCTTTTTGTTTTTTTTGCTTGTTTTCATAAAAATCTATTATTGCCTCAAATTCAGCCAAATCTTTACAAGTAAATGAATAACCTATTTTTGACTTAAAAACACTCATAAATATATCTTTTCTATCCATATTCCTATTTCTCCTCTTTTTATCAGGGACTAGTCTCTAGGCAAAATTTGAAAGGAGTTATGAGAGATGTTTGTTTGCCTAGAAATTAGTCCCTGATTTATTTTTTATTTTCTTTTATTATTTAATTTTCTAGTTCTAGTCTGACTTTCGTTAAGACTATTTAATTCTGATTTTAGATTTATCAGTCTTTTTTTTAACTCAAGCATTTCTCTTTTTATAAGATACATCTCATACTTGATTTCTTTTATTCTGTCTTTCATTTAAATAAACTCCCTTGAGAATTATTTTTCTCGTAAAGTTGTTGTTCCAAATTTCTGATTCTTTTATCTTTTTCTGCATTAGTCCTAAGATAATTTTTTTCGCGTTCTTTACACATTATTACAACTTTGTCATACTCTGTTTTCCAATAGTTCGCTTTCTCAACTTGTTTTGGATAATCCGCTATTTTTTCAGCATTTTCAATTGACATTATTTCTGCTTGCATTTTTTACACTCCTTTTCATATTCTCTCATCATTCTTTCAAATTCTAAATCATCTAGTGTCGCTATTCCTACATCTTTACATTCTCTTTCAAGACCTTTTATTAATTGCCAGAACTCTTTTGAATTAAGCTCATGAGTTCTTTTATAAAAGTAATAACAATCACAAGTTTCAGTAGCTTTATACCATTTAGCATAAGGATAAAAACTCTGCATATTAGTCCCTTTTGGAACCATTGCTCCGATTATATTTCCGTTTTCGTCTTTTGCAATAGTTCCATAAGAAAGATTAATATTTATTTTCATCTCATCATCTGATATAGCATGTCCAATACTTCTATTGTATTTTGCTAATTCATTAATTAATTTGTGAAAATATGCATTTGCCTTTAGTCCACGTATTTGTTTATATTCTTTTAATTCGTACTCTTTGTCTTGTTCTAGTGTAAATAGCATTGTAGCTATTTCTCTAGGCTTACCAATTATATTTTTCATAATTAGAATGGCAAGTCATCTTCATTAAGAACTACTTCATTTCCAAATTCTGCGTAAGGGTCTGAAACCGATTCTGATTGAGAATCTGGAGAGCCACGAAAATTTTCTGGCTCAGTAGGTAGTGGTTTTTCACTTTTTTTATCTAAGAAAATAACTCTACTACATAAGACATAAGTTCTATATTTTTTATTACCTTGCTCATCTTCATAGTTATCATTTTTTATAGAGCCTTTAACTGCTACTTTACTACCCTTCTTAGTGTACTTCTTCATGTTTTCAGCTTGTGTTTCCCAGATAACGCAATTTATAAAATCTGGTTCCAATTCTTTGCCATCTTTATTTTTACCATTATTTACAGCTACAGTGAATTGTCCTACAGCCTTATTTGTTTGAGTATATCTTACTTCGATATCTCTTGTTAAATTTCCAACAATTGTTACATCATTCATCTATTTCTATACCTTCTTTCGCTAATCTAGCTCTTAAAGCTCGATTTTCTTCTCCTCTTTTAAACTACGTAAGTAGCTATTTAAATCGTCATATAATTCATCTGACAATTCATTATAAATTATATCTCGTAAATTAATGTACACTTTTCTTTCTAACTTGTATGCATCATTATATCTTTCTTTTTCTAATTCAAAGTATTCATTATTTACTTCTATAATAGGGTTATTTGTGCTAATATTTTCTTTATATAATTTATAATCGAGTATGATATTTGTTATTTCATCAATTCCCATTTCATCAACTACTTTTTGTATGTCTATGCCATTTTCTTTTAATCTAGATACTATCGTATCAGTAGGAATTAAACTAGCATTTACTTCTTTATATTCACATATTTTTATTTGAGCATTTTCTTTCAAAAACAACTCTTTTTTTAATCTTTCGTTTTCCTCTTTATATATTTTTAATTCATCTATAATATATTGTTCTATCATTCTCTATTTCCTCCATTTTTCTTTCTTCATAATAATAATCTTCATCGTATAAACTTTCTTCTTTTTCTATTTCTTCAGGTGGGTCTGGATATAGACCACCGTAATATTCGCTAGTATCCATCTATGCCACCTTTTCAAATTTCATTTCATTAGTTTCTAAAAATTTTCTTAAAGCTATCATCTGACTAGTTCTTCCAGTGATTTTCAAAGTATATGTAAGCATCTCATCACTTATTTTTTCTTCGACTTTTTTACTAGCCATTTCTTTCATTTTTTCTTCTTTGATTTCTTCGACTACTTTTTGGCTTTCTTCTTGTTGTGTTTTTAAAAACTCTTCTTTTTTGATAAGTTCCGTATTTTTAGCAATTACTCTGCTTAAATCAAAACAATTTAAATAATCATTTTTCAGCTCAATTTCGTATTTGCTATGTAATTCTCCAATAGCAATTAAATCATTTCTTACTCGATTAATTTTATCTTGAAGTTCATTAACTAACTTAAATTCGCCTTTGTCGTTAAATGAACCTTTATTTAACCATTTATCTTCAAATATTCTTTCTAAAGGCAATATATCTTTTAATTCGTTAATATTTTCTTCATAATACTTAACTATAATTTCTTTTCTATTAGTTTTTTCTTTGTTTTCTACATCTTTTACAACTTCATCAATCTTAGAACTTGCTTCTTTAATCAAATCAGTTGTTTCTTTTATAGTTGCCTTAAAAATTTCAAAGGGTTCATTAAATTTCTTTTCTAATTCAATTCGTTTATCGTTAAGTGCTTTTGCTGATTTATTTAATAAAGCCTTATCTGCTTTAGCTACATCAATATTATTTTCATCATAATTGTCTGCACTATAATTTGGTAATACTTCTAAAACTTTTTCTTTTATGTTTCTAGCATTTGTTTCTAATATTCCTAATTCTTGTTTAGAAACAACTAATTCTAAATCTTTTTCATTTAATTCGTTCATTTAAAATACCTCTTTCTTTACTTTTTTTTCTTTTGTTTTCAATTTATTAATTGTTGCTATTAATTGTTTAGGAGACATTTCAGTATCATTTTTTACTCCAAAATATTGATAAATTTCATCTGGGTCAGTGTCAGTCTCAATTAATAAGTCTTTAAATTCTGCATTAAGTCTCATTAATTGTTGTGGAGAAAAAGTTTGTGGTGTTTTTTCTTTATCGGGGTCTTTTAACTCTTCTGTCGGTATACAAAATACTTGAAATAATGCATATTTAAATGCTATTGCCATTGCCTTATTACTTGCTTTGTCTCCACTATCCATGCCTTCACCTATTACTGTTGCTTCTACATGGCTTCCATCTTCCGCATAAAATGTGTATTTAATTTTACATATTGAATATAACAAGGTGCCACCAGTTGAGGTTTTTCTTTCTTCTCTAGTTTGTTCTAATACATCAGGTACAACGAACAATTTATATTTTGCAAATATTGGTTGCAATTTGTTCATTACATCATCTATTCCTCTAAACTTATAATTTTGTTTTGTATTTTGTTTAGTTTTTCCTATTGCAGGTACTTCTTTCATAATTAAATCTATGGTTTCAAATATATTTTTTTTGTGTTCTTCTTTCATATTATCCTTCCTTTACTGCTTTTATTATCTTGCTAGTCTTAGTACCACTTTTTATTCCAATCTTTTGTGTTGTAGCTTTTGTAGCTCTTATTCTTGTAGGGACTTGTTTCTTTAATTCTTCAATTTTCTCTTTAAGCTTGTCCTTATCTTTTTCAGAAATACTTACTAGCTTATCAACTACATCAAATAGTTTTTCTATAAACTCATTTTTACTAGCTAATTCAGTTTCTAAAGTAGCTATTCTCTTACCTAAAGTTTCTATTCTCTTATCAGCTGTTTCTGATTTTTCAAGATGTTTATACTTAAAATTTAATCTTGCATTTATATTTTTTTCTGTTTCAAGCATATAATTTATTGCATTTTCTTTTACTTCAAGTATTGATTTTTCCATTTCAACCATTAAAGCTTGCATACTTTTTTCTTTGTTTTTTTTAAATATCTTCATTTTTAAAATCCTTTCTAATTTTAAATAACGCTACCTTAACCCCTGTGTATTGACAAGTTTTCTTACCACAAGTTTCCACTCTGCCATCATAGAGCATTTCCGTAAGTCTAGGACTTGCAAAGTTTCTTTCACTTGTAGGTATCCATCCTCGTTTACACATTTCTACTGCTATCTCTTTTGCAGTAAGACTACCTTTCTCTTCTAAAATTTCAAGTATTTGTGAATATCTTTTTTTCTTATCAACCTTTTCATTTGAATTACCCCTGGTTTCATATGTTGTGACTATACCGGGCTTGTCCGGTTCGTAGTCGTAAATTGACATCTGTTTCATAAAAACCTTTCTTAACCTAACCAATCAAAATTTAAGATTTCTTTTTCTTCTTCCGTTAACTCTTTCTCTTCTTTTAGTTTTTTATCTTCCAAAACGTCCCCAACACTTTGAAAATTATTTTGTTTATACCTTTCTAGTATTCTTTCAATGTACTTAACACTGCAAGCATTATTTAGAACAGCTTCTTTGATTGCATATCTTGTAAGCGCATCATCTTTCCAACTATTTATAACTTCATATTCAGCTGGATTTAAAGTTCTTCGAAACATCCTCTCTACGTATTCAAATAAATTTTCTTTTTCGATTTGCTCGCTATTATTTATTTCTTTATTAGTAGATGTAGAATATATATTTCTTACATTATTTACATTCTTATCATTATTGTTATGTATCACTTGTGTATCAGTTGTGTCGCAGTTGTGTATCAATTGTGTATCAGTGTGCGTATCACAATTTTGATATTTTTCCCAATTTAGTATGGTTATAAGCCTACCTTTAGGACTTGCCAGTGTATCAATTTGTGTATCAGTTTTGAACTCATTTAGAACGCGTTGCACTTTGTCTTTGTTTATTTCTAAATCATTAGCTATTGCTCTAGCGCCTGTGATTAATTGCCCTGACTTTAACATAATTTTCTTGCCATTGAATATTACATTCATTTCTTTATGTGTTGCATGTAATAGTAAATATACCCATATGGCTAAATGCTCACAATCTTTCATAACAATAGGATTACTCAATAATTTTCTGTGTATTTTTACATATCCGTTGTTCATGTCATAAAAGCTCCTCCAGTAATTGATTTTTTTGTAAAAATCTGCTATAATTTAATAGTTAAATTTTTTTAAAATTTAATTATTTTGCACTAATTCTGTTTGAAAAGTTGTTGGATTAGTGCTTTTTTCTTGCTCAAAATTAGTGTAATTTGTTACTAGAAAAGTCATTATTGCTACTACTACTAAGAAAAATATTGCTCCAGCACGTTCACTAAAATAATCTTTTACTTCTTTTCTTAACCTAATTTTTTTCATGCTATTTCTCCTTTCTATTTACTCACTTTTTTTAGGTAATTAATGTTGATATTAAAGTAATCAACAACTTTATCCATTGGTACTAAATTTGGTGGTAGTTTATATCCAGAATTTAATACCTGCTCCTCAATTGCCTGAAATATTTCTTGAGCTGTTCTTTCCCCAACACATGCAATTTTCATAATCACATCTTTAGTTGCCCATTGAGAATTAACAACATCTAATATTTCTTGTGCAGTTAGAGGAGATGAATATTTTTTTCTCATTTAGTTTTCCCTCCTTTTTCGAGATTGTGTTTTTTTTAGCAATTGCAGTTGCTTTTATTTGATTTTTCTTTATTCTTCCTTTAAAATATATTTTTGAAAGGAGGAATAAAATTGACAAGTGAACAAATTAAAGATATTGTTATTGCTCTTATTGAAAAAGGATATGTTAATACTTCTTCATTAGATGCTGTTATCAATAGTGTCGTAAAAGCAATAAATACAATTTCTGAAAAGTGCAATTAATTTTACAGATTAGATATTCCCAGTATCTAGTCTTTTTTTTCAAATAATATTTTAATTAGTTCAATATCTTTTTTATCATAAAATTCTTTTTCGTATAACATATTAATTATTTTTTGTTTTAATTTATTTAATGTTATATTTTCTTCTTCTAGGTTTACCATAATTACCATCTTATTTGTGCCTACATCTACTTTTGTTCCCATTACTTACTCCTTTCTTTAATTTTCTTCCTCACTATGCTATAATTTGACAAAGGAGGTATAAATTTGGAAGACAAGTACACTCTTTTAACTTGCATACAAGACTGTCCAGATACTTGGATTTCCAAAGAAACTTTATTCAATATATTAAAATGGAACTATGACCGATTAGATAATGTGATTAATTCTTTGCTTAAAGAAAAATTAATTAAATCTATGGTTGTTGATGACGTTACTCGGTACAAAGTTTCTAATCTTGGAACACAATATATTGAAAGTTTTCTTAAAAGTAAATCCAAAGATTTTTTTGATAAATATTTATTCCC